TGTTATTACATTACCATCTTCTATTCCTCTGGCCATTACTTGCTCAAGTAATATGCCAGCGAATTCTTGTAACTTTTTGTTTTCTTTTGTTAACTCAGTATCTGGTGTGTAAACAATATCAAAATTAAAAGACATATACTTATCTTTTCCTTTGCCATTAAATTTTACAACACCATACTTCAATACCGTTTCAGTAAATGTGCCTGAAAGTATTCTTACATTCCAAGCTTGTTCATCACCTTTATCTGGAATTATTTGATAATGCTTATCTTCAGTTAAAACCATTAGTGATTTCTCCTTCCATCGAATACACAAACAAAATAGAGTTCTTCTTTTGCTGCATGCACTCTATGAAACACGCCGTCTTTTATTAATACAACATCACCAGCTGAAACTGGAAACCATTCTTTATCAATTTCCATTTTACCTTTTCCTTCTACAAAATAGTATACTTCTTCTTGACCAGGGTGTTTATGACCTGATGTTGATTTGTGTGGTTGTAGACGGGTACTACTTACTACAAGATTTTTAAGAGTATTGTTATCTTTAACAATATACCTATCATCTTGTTTAGCAATAGTACCGCCGATGTCTTGTATATTAAGTAACATTAATGTTGATCCATTTTATCTAAGTTGATAACATTATTAAGTATTGAATACTTATTAGTAATGTATTGTTTAAAATCAGTTTCTTCTAATATTGGTTTCCAAAACTCTTCATTCAAGGTATCTTTTTCTCGAACTTTTGGTTCCACCAATTCTCCAGTTGATTTATCAACACGTACGTACCAGCCAGGGCTTGGCTTAGAAACATAATTACCAGACATAGCAACGTCAAGCAAACCAGACCACTGCTGAACACCACCGTCCCAACTAACAGAAATAGGAATTTTAGACTTTTCTTTAACATATCTTGATTTCTCCACGTTAATTACAAAGTGGTAACCTTTAATCTCTGTACCGACTTTATCTTGTTGGCGACCAAGAATCCAGATGTTATCTGCACTATAGTAAATACCTGTACCACCTGAAACTACGGCCTTAGGAAATAAACCAATTTCTTGATATGTATGATTAACTGCAAGTAAAGGTATATCTTTCATATTTAAATATGGTGTAACCATTCTAAATAAACCTTTAAGTGCTTTTGCTCTTGACATATCTGCAACTGATTTTTCGTTGATAGCATCATCTAATTCTTTTTTAGATGCTAGGTTACCGATTGAATCAATTACTATTACAACTTTATCTTTTCTTTCTAAGCCTTCAAGTTGCGCTATCATATCAAACTTTAATTCTTCCACATTAGTAATTGGTGTATGAAGTACTCTACTCGTATCAATACCAAAGTTTTCGAAATAAGATTGAGGTGAACCAAATTCTGAATCATAGAATAGTAATACAGAATCATCATACTTCTTTAAATAAGCACTTGCCATTATCAATGCAAATGATGTTTTAAAGTGTTTAGATGGACCAGCTAAAACTGTTAAACCTGGTGATACACCACCATCCATCGAGCCAGACAAAGCTACGTTTATCATTGGTACATCGGTCGGTACCATGTCTTTATCATTAAAAAATTTAGAATCAGAAAGTATTGATGTGTAATCAACTTTACTGTTCTTCTTAAGTTTATCCATTATTGACATACATTTCTCCTACAAATAATAGTATTATTATACCATAAATTCGTCTAATTGTAAAGGTTTATTTTCACTAATTATCGATTGGTTTTTATTATCTTGAATCATAAAATCTTGATTCCATAACTGATTATCTAATCTGCCATCACAGAATCTTAAAACATTTTCTGCCATGTCTGTTGCAGTAGTAACTGGTACATTCTGACAGATATGATTTAAATTTTTTACACCGCCTTGCAATATAAAGTCTTGCGGTAATCCCATTATATTTAAACATTCTCTTATAGTAAGATGTCTATCAATATCAGGATGTGTAAGTTTAGTTGGTGCACTACCTACGAAAGCTCCAATATAATTTTTTGGTACATACACACCTCTTCTCATTATGTTACCACCAGATGCTAGTTTTTCATGCATTACTTTACATCGTACTGCTTGTTTTTCAAAACCATTGGCTGCCATCCATTTTGATACTTCATTATATGTTACACGTTTATCTTCAATGTAATGAAGAACATCATAACTCTTATTAATTTTATTTTGAAATTCATTGTGAGTTATGCCACCTTCAAGTTCTTCAAGTACATATCGGTAATACGGGTCTTGTGATGGTGTTGCTGAGTTTGTAAGTACATTCATTGGATCATCTGAATTATTATTAGTTGACCTAATAGTATCTTCAATCCTTTGATGTTTTCTTTTTACATAACTCAGTTGTGGTACTTTATCGCCTTTCCAAAAGAAATAGAAAGATCTATCTCTTACTTGTCCGAGTCCATGAAGGAGAGACTTTGTTTTATATAACGAGAAAGTGTAGCCATGCTCTCTTCCAATTTGGCGGAGACCTTCAACAACAGGCTCTCCCATTTTAGAAGCAAGTCTTGGTGCGTTTTCGCCCCAGAATACTCGAGGTTTGAGTGTACCCAAGACATAATTAGCAGAGGTAGACATCCAATCGTTAGCAGCAGCATTAGAAGATGCTGAAGTATTGAGACTAGACAAGCCAGCACAAGGACATACGGTATTAATAACATCGACAGCAGGTAAGTCGTATGACCTGTTATTTCCCAAAAGATAGTAGGGAACTTCTCCTTTATAATATTCGACCAAGTGATTATCGTTTGCTTTAAAGTCTTCATAGCTTAATATGTACTCCGGTTTCTTTTTGAAAACATTTTGCATTGCAATTGTTTCGCCACCTATAAGTGGTACTATACTTGCATAATTCATTAGTGAGGTACCGTGTTTTTAACAATGTAATCTTCTACATTCACTTTTGGTTCCCAACCTAATTTTTTCATTTCTGTTATATCGGCAGTGTTATCTTGTGCTTCACAAGTATCTCCATCAGTAACTTCAATACCTTGCCAACCTGCTAAGTTACCTAAGTCTTCTACTACATTACCGTTACCAGTACCAATGTCATATGCTGGTTTTAGCAATCTTATATCTTTGCTTAAGAGTAAAACTATAGCATCAACAACATCACTAACGTGTACAAAATCTCTTACATGACGAGTTAAATATTTAATAGTGCCACTAACTAATTTACCAATAAGCATTGATTCTCTAGCTCCATCACCATAAACAGTAGTAAACCTTAAACCGACTTGATTTGGCATTGCGGTTTCTTCATTTACTTTTTTGCTTGTACCATACGGCGATAACCACCACTGGTGTATGCAAGACGATGATGCATATAATAATGGTATGTTATTGTAACCACATATCTTTTGTATGCGTGTAGTATTTTCTACATTATTAGTCCAATACTTTTGTGGTTCTTTAAGACTTTGTCTTACATCAGCGTATGCCGCTAAATGCACAACGTGTGTTACATCACCAGGACTAAAGTCTTCTATATCTTTTGATGGTTCTTGTCTTAAATCCCATTCAACTACTTCATGGCCATCAGCTTCAAGTTTAGTTTTTAAATGGCCTCCTATAAAACCACGTGATCCTGTAATTGCTACTTTCATACGAAAAAATCCTCCAGTGTTGTTTCATTCTTTTCATTATAATTTAGTGTGTTATTTATGATGTCGTTATATACCGTCTCAGCATCACAATGTTCTTTCCAAAATTCAAACATCATGTTTCTCCATTCATCTCTCATTACCTTATCATTTGCAAGAACAATCATTTGTGAACAAACTGCTTGTGCATTTGTTTCATCAACACCCAATGTACCTGTATCTTTACATTGACTTATTGGTTTACCTTGCTTTCTATGTATTACATGATCACAAAAGTGTTTATGGAATAAAGGTATTACACCTGCTGCAAATGAATCAGTGTGGCAGTACTCTACGTTATCACCATATATATTTTCTTTAAAATACATAAGGTCAGAACCAAATCCACCTAAACTCATTCTTTCCATCATTTCACTATGTGTGTATGCACCATACAAATACGCACCTTGATTTGTTGTTTCAGCACCATACTCCGGATGTTTACCAGTATTATCAATACCTTTTTCAGGTCTAAAATAATTTACTACCTGTCTCCTATCAGTCATTTCTTTTGGATTCTTAT